CTTATGCCGAGGCTCCCGTTGGTTTAAAAATTGCAAGTGCTGCCCTAGCTGCTGGGGTTGCCGCTGCTCAGATAGCTAAGATTAGTCAAACAAAATTTAATAGCGCACAATTTGATAAAAAAACAGATACAACGACAAGCAATTTAAATAATACATTGCCAACAAATACAACAGCGCCAACGGTTGTGGGCAGTCAATCAACAATACTACAAAACAACCAACCAACAACAATAAAGGCAATAGTTGTGGAATCGGATATATCAATAGTACAGAAAAGGATTAATTCAATTAGAGAAACTGCGAGAATATGAAACTACCTATTTATAATTTAGAAATAAACGAAGACGATCAGGAAACGGGTGTTAACTTTGTGGCCCTTGTGGATAGCCCTGCAATAGAACGCAATTGGGTTGCGTTCAATAAGCAACAAACATTTATTGCAAATCAGGAAAAACAAATAGTATCAGGGCCGTTGATGGTTGCAGATTTACCGATATATAGACAAGATGCAATATTAGGTGAATATTACGCGGTGTTTACTAAAAATACGATTGAAAAAATCGTTAATAAGTTCTTTAAATCGGGTATGATACACAATGTAAACTTGATGCACGATTCTTCACAAGTGGTTAACGGTGCCTATATGATTGAATCTTATATTATCAATCGTGATAAAGGAATAAATCCTCCTATTGGATTTGAAGGCTTAACAGATGGCAGTTGGTTTGGAAGTTTTAAAGTTGAAAACGCAGACATTTGGAAGAGAATTAAAGAGGGTGAGTTTAAAGGTTTTAGTATTGAAGGGGCTTTCGATCATTTGTTTTATGTTGACAAGGAGCAAAAACAAATAAATGAAATAATAGATATAATTAAAGCTATCGAGTAAAACGGTACATTTTCAATATTAATATATTTTTAATTAAAAACGTTATACACATGAACTTAAACGAAGCAATAGAGAAATTAAGCGGACTTGTAAGCAAGTTTAACGCTGAGCCAACAACCGAGCAAACCTTTATAGATGCTAAGTTAATGGACGGCACTATAATAAGATATGAATCTTTAGAGGTTGGAATGCCTTTATTAGTTATAGATGAGGCTGGAAATGAGCTTCCGGCTCCGGATGGTGAACACGAGTTAGAGGATGGAACAAAGGTAACTGTTGAGGCTGGAATCATAACCGAGGTAGCAAGCAAAGAGGAGGAAGCACCGGAAGAAGAAGGGGCACCGATTGAACAACCAATGGCCGCAGTTGAGTCAGTAAGTAAAGAGGATTTTGAAACATTGAAAAATGAGGTTGCCGATCTTAAAAGCAAATTTGAAGAATTCAGCACAACAAATGAAACTTTATCAGCTGACAATATAGCAATGAAAGAGATAGTTAAAGAAACTTTTTCAATCGTTGAAAAGTTGGCTAACGTTCCAGCAGAGAATCCGGTTTCTGTTAGATCAAACAATCCATTTAAGAAAACAATATCAAGAGAACAAGAATTAGAAAATTTAATAAACAAATTTAAAAACAAATAATATGGCATTTTCAGTAGGTACATTAGCTAATTATACGGATGAACAAAGATTCCCATTAATTAGAAAAGCGGTTTTAAGTGCAAAAACTGCATCTTTATTAACATTACAAGCTGGCGTTAAGTCTTCAGCTGCTATTAACATTTTAGAATCTGACGCTGTATTTCAAGCTGATGGTTGTGGATTTAACGCTTCAGGTACTACAGCTTTAACTCAAAGAGTTATCACAGCTGGAGCTATCAAAGTACAAGAGGCTTTATGCCCTAAAACTTTAGAGGCTAAATACATCCAAACTCAGTTAGCCCCGGGTTCTATGTATGATTCAATTCCTTTCGAACAAATCTACGCAGAAGAGAAAGCTGCACAAATTGCTAAGGCTTTAGAGGTTGCGCTTTGGAATGGCGATTTAGCTTCAGGAACTGCTAATCTTAACAAGTTTGACGGACTTTTAAAAGTTATCGATGGTTCATACGCTGCAGCTAACGTAAATGCTCAAAAGATAGTTGGAACTGTAGCTACAACTTCAGGATCTGCAACTGTAACCGGTACTTCAACTTTGTTTACTTCTCAGGTTTCTGCTGGTGACAAATTAGTAATTGGTGCAAACACTTATACTGTTTCTGTTGTAACTAACAACACTTCAATCACTTTAACCGGTAACGCTGCTGCATCTGTTTCTTTAATCGTTGCAAAAGTTGTTAAGGCTGCATCTGATTTCTTCGCTGCTCCGGTAACTGCAATAACTGTATCAAACGTTGAGGCTATCATTGACGCGGTTTACAAAGCTATTCCGGTTGACGTTTTAGACAAGGAAGATTTATTCATCGCTTGTGGAACTGATGTTTTCAGACTTTTCACAGTAGCTTTGAAAAATGCTAACCTTTATCATTACGGAGTTGATGCGGTTAACTTTGAATTATTCATTCCAGGTACTAACATTAAACTAGTAGCTCTTAACGGACTTAACGGAACTTCAAGACTTATAGCTGGTAGAAAATCTAACATGTTTATGGGTGTGGATTTGATGAATGAAGAAGAAAAATTTGAAATATTCTTCGCAAAAGAAGCTGATGAAGTAAGATTCATGTGTGCTTTTAAAGCTGGTGTTCAAGTTGCTTTCCCTTCTCAAATTGCAAATTTCGAATTAACTGCTTAATACTAACTTAAGAGAGGGTGTAAAATACCCTCTTTTTTAAAACTTAAAATTATGCCATGTGTATTGATATCCGGAAGGACTTTAGATTGTCGTGATTCAGTAGGAGGTATTAAAAGACTTTTAATCACTGAATTAGCGAATAAAGCTACATTAACAACAACTGCCGGAGCTATAAGTGCATTTACCTTAGCTACAGGAAAACAGTTTTGGTCTTATGAGCAAGTTAGAGAAACTTCCAACTTTTCAGAGGCTATTCAGGCATCTGTTGAAAATGGGACTTTAGCTTATGAAACAACTTTAACAGCTATCTTCAATAAAGGTGAAACTGCTACAAGAAACCAAATTAGGTTATTAGCTCAAAATAGATTGATGATCATTGCAGAAGATCGCAATGGTAAATATTGGCTATTAGGTGAGGCAAATGGTGCTGAACTTACTGCCGGTACTTATGCTTCAGGTACTGCAATGGGTGATCGTAACGGATACGAATTGACTCTAGTTGCCAAAGAAGCTGAGCCTATTAAAGAGGTTGCAAGTGGATTGATCGCAGCATTATTAGCTCCAGCAGTTTAATAATACTTAACAATATTTTTGAAGCCGTAACATCTAATAAGGTGTTACGGTTTTATTTTTGGTACAAAACACATAATTTTATATTTATAAATAAAAACTATTATGAAAATCAAAGAAGAATTTTTAGCAAAAGAGGTATATAGTAAAATCTTAGACAAAATGATTTTTGTTTCTTATGAAAACATTGACTTACTTAAAAATTTGGATCTTAATTTTATTTTTGAAGAAGAATTACAACCAAAGAAAAAATGAAAATAAAAGCAGAGTTTATAGGAAAAGATATGTTTAGTCAGGAACTAAACAAGATCATTATAATCAATGAGGAAAATATCGAGATATTTAAACAATATAAATATACTTTCTTATTTGAAGCTGAAATCAAACCTAAAAAAATTAAACGTGATAAAGTTAATAAAGAATCAAAGTAACATTATTGTGTTAACATTAACAGAGAAATGCACTTTGACAAATCCGGTGTTTTTGTTTAGGTTTATAAACGATGAATCAAAGGTTAGTTATACATTTATTGCTCAAGATACTTCTTTGCATACTGATAGGTATAATAGGTTTACAATCACTGAAAAGTTAAATCCAACTTTGACATTATCAGAGGTTTATTTGCCGTTAAATGGGTTTTATTCTTATGAAATTTACGAGCAAACATCACCAACTAATTTAAATTACACTTTAGCAACAGGAATAGTAGAAGAGGGAAAAGTAAAAGTAATAGGAACGGCAAGCAGCACAACTGCTTACGATAACCAAACTAAAATAAATATTATTTATAATGGCTAGTAATATAATATACGTTAAATTAAACGCTTACGAGATTCCCGAATTCAAAGAGAATAAAGGTAAGGAGTGGATCAGTTACGGAGCGGATAATAACTTTCCTAATTTGCTTTTGGATATGTACGACAACGCTCCGAAACATAGGGCTATCGTAGACGGCAAAGCGGATTTAATAGCTGGTAAAGGGTGGAATGTTAATAATAAGGCTTTAAGTGTATTAAACGCCGCTAAATTAATTGAGTTTACACAAAGTATAAATCCTAGTGAATCATTATACGAGCTAACAAAGAAAATATCTTTAGATCTTGAATTGTTTGGTGGTTTCTATATCCAAGCCATTTGGAATAATTTACGAACTGATTTCGATTTATATCACGTTGACTTTTCCAAAATAAGAACAAACAAAA